ACTTCAAAGCCTCTCAGGAGCAGCTGCTTCTGGAGAACCTTGTTATTGAGTCAATCAAGATCTATGGTCATGATCTTTATTATGTTCCTCGTAAGCTGAACAAATATGATCCAGTTTATGGCGCCGATGATCAGTCATCATATGAACTCGCTATTCCTATTGAAATGTATATTAAATCTATTGATGGATTCTCTGGAGATGGAGAGTTTCTATCTAAGTTTGGTGTTGAGATTCGTAATCAGGTTGTGTTCTCGGTTGCTCGTCGTGTATTCAACGATGAAGTTCAGATGGCAACTAATCAGTTCAGACCAAACGAAGGCGATGTCATTTATTTCCCACTGAACAGACGCCATTTTATTATTCGTTATGTCAATAAGTATGAGATGTTCTATCAGTTGGGTGCTCTTCAGACATGGGAAATGACATGCGAAGTGTTTGAATATTCGAACGAGAAGTTCAACACTGGCATTCCTGAGATCGATGCTATTCAGAAACATTATGATCTGGATATATTCAATTGGTCTGTTATGACTGAAGATAGTGATATGTTGATTACAGAAGATGGAGATTACCTTATTCTTGAAGAAGCTAGTATGGAAGATCTTATAGATAATGCAGATAACGATGACATTGAAAAAGAAGCCGACGAATTCGTCGATTTTGATTCTAAAGATCCGTTCAAAAGTTAGGATATAGATTTATTTTTCTTGACACCTTTCATAGCAGCGCATCTTTTTGCTCTGTCCTCTGGATCGCCCCATCTTTTTAGGGCAGCGGCTCTATATTTTGAACGGTCTGCAGGTCTCTTTTTCATACGCTCGACAAGCTCTGGATTTTGCCAAACTTCTTTGCCGTTTTGTCTGCATAGTTCTTTTATACGAATAGCTTCTTCTTCGCCGAAGTATTCTTCGTATGTTTTGCCTCTACGGGCTTCAGCTGATGCCAATGATCCAGGTATAGTATTACGCTTCATACCGTTATAGTCGATGCATTTATTATCGGTTTTATTCAGCCATTTTTCTTCGTTTACGACATTCATTCTACGAAGAACCTTGTGCTCCCATTTTTGAGCTTGTTCTACTGATTCGAATGTTTTTCTTATTTCAATAACCGATGGCTCGCCGTATTTTTGACGTGCCTGTTTTACATACTTCGACGATGTGAAGTAAGTAGTCCATAAATCTGAGGGGTGACATTTTTTGGCGTATCTAAGCCCATAGTACCAAATATTATATTCAGGCCATCCTATTAGATACGTGTATGGAAGATTTATAAATAACATTGCTGATGCTCCTTAATAGCGTTAGAGTCAGTGGGAGTGCCATCCGTGACTGACAATGTATTTATAATATAGGAGTATTTACCATTTTCGGTGGTCCATTTTATTTCGGGTTGATTCGCAAGTACGTTATCCTTATGGGTTCGTTGCTGAATAATATCCGTATCACAAGAACAGATAAAGAAGGTAATATTGTTGCTCTTTTGAAGGTTCCTATCACATATGGACCAAAGGATAAGATGCTTGCTCGTATTATGCAGGATCCTAAACTGGATCGCGACGAGGCGACTACCACACTTCCTATGTTATCGTTTGAAATGGGGCAAATTGCATATGACGGCGATCGTAAATTAAATACTATTGGTAAAACATCAGTTAGGGATAATACAGATAAGAACAAATTCCGTTATCAGTATAATCCAGTCCCATATAATTTAGATTTCAAAGCATATGTATATGCTAAGAATGTTGAAGATGGCACTAAGATTATGGAGCAGATACTTCCGTTTTTCACTCCTGACTGGACTACTACGGTTAATCTGATTCCAGAAGTTGAAGTGAATATGGATATTCCTATTATTCTTAATTCTATTAACTACACAGATAATTATGCTGGAGAATATAAAGATCGCCGTATGATTGTGTGGGAACTTAATTTTACATTAAAAGGTTATTTCTACGGACCTGTTAAAACTGGTGGTATTATTAAGTTCATTACTACAAACTTCTATATACCTGATGTAGCAGATGGTAAAATTTCAGATGCAGTTGGTAAAACACCTGTTGCTGAAAAAATAACTATTCAACCTGGTTTGGATGCCAACGGCCACCCAATAAATTATTATGGCCAACCAAACGCCAACACTGGCACCATACCATATAATCAAGTCGAGATTGATGATGATTATGGATTTATTACAATGATATATGGCGAAGAAGATGAAAGTAAATGACAGATAAACAAAACGATCCAATTGGTAAAGCATTAGGTATTCCTCCTTTGGAGAAAGTTACTTCTACTGCAGTTGAGTCTATGATCGCAGAAGGTCATAATGATTCAGCTAAGAAGGACTTTGAATATGCTCGTGGTAATCTTATGCAGGTTATTGAGGATTCAAGAGACGCTATTCAGACACTTGCTCAGATAGCAGACTCGAGTCAGCATCCGAGAGCATTTGAGGTTCTTGCTAAACTTGTAGATACAACTGTGAACGCTAATAAAGCTCTGCTCGATCTTCAGTCAAAGATTAGAGAGTTAGACGCTGCTGATTCTCCTATTAATGAAAGAGCTCAGCATGTTCATAACAATAATCTATTTGTAGGTTCAACTGCGGAGCTCCAGAAGCTTCTACAAGATATGAAGAAAGATAATGGATAACCCTGATAATGTGAAGGGCTATAAAGGAAATGTCCTTCTAAAGAAAACAAACCAAAATATCGAGTTCTCTCAGGAGCGTGTAGAGGAATATCTGAAATGTCAGATGGATCCTATCTATTTCGCAGAGACATATGTAAAGATTATTACACTGAACGACGGTCTTCAGAATTTCCACCCATGGGATTATCAGAAGAATATGATTGAGTCCTTTAAGGACAACCGTTATACTATCGTTACTACTGCTCGTCAGGCTGGTAAATCTACTACGACCTGTGCTTATATTCTGTGGTATATTATTTTTCATCCAGATAAGACTGTTGCTCTGCTCGCGAATAAGGGCGATACGGCTCGAGAAATTCTTGGTCGTGTTCAGCTTGCTTACCAACATTTGCCCAAATGGCTACAGCAGGGTGTTGTTGAGTGGAATAAAGGCTCGTTCGTTCTCGAGAATAACAGCCGTGTTCTGGCCGCTGCAACTTCTGCCAGTGCTATCCGTGGTTACACCATCAATCTACTGTTTATCGACGAGGCGGCTCATATCGACAATTGGGATGAGTTCTTCACTTCGGTGTATCCTACTATTTCATCAGGTAAAGAATCTAAGATTATTCTGGTTTCCACGCCAAACGGTTTGAACCATTTCTATGCCACTTGGATAAACGCTGTAGAAAACAGAAACGGATATAAAGCCATTCAGGTCAACTGGCGAGACGTGCCAGGACGTGATGATGATTGGAAACAGAATACTCTGGCAGGTATGAACTTTGATATTGAGAAGTTCAATCAGGAGATGGAATGTGAGTTTCTCGGTTCTTCTGGCACGCTTATCGCTGGTTGGAAACTAAAAGAACTTGTTCATCAGAACCCTATTCAGGACAAAGAAGGTCTTACTCAATATTTTCAACCAGAGAAAGAACATGTGTATATTATGGTCTGCGACGTTTCTCGTGGTAAGGGTCTCGATTATTCGGCATTTCAGTTGGTTGATGTGACATCAATGCCATACCAACAGGCATGTGTTTATCGCAACAACTCAGTAACTCCTATTGATTATGCAGACACTATACATAGAATAGCAAAAGCGTATAATAATGCTTCGGTTCTTGTGGAGGTAAACGACATTGGCGAGCAAGTTTCACACTCTCTTCACTACGATTTCGGCTACGAGAACGTACTCTTTACTGAGAATGCTGGTCGTTCGGGTAAGAGAATTACTGGTGGGTTTGGCGGCGGTAATGTCGATAAAGGCATTAGAACTACTAAGATAGTCAAGACGATAGGTTGCTCGATCCTGAAGCTATTGATTGAACAGAACCAGTTTGTAGTCAATGATTTTCATACGATCAATGAGCTCTCGACTTTCTCTAAGAAAGGTAATTCGTATGAGGCTGAACCAGGCAAACACGACGACTTGGTAATGTGTCTCGTCCTGTTTGCTTGGCTTTCGGAACAGCAATACTTTAAAGATTATACAAATATAAATACGCTTATGTCGCTCAGAGAGAAAACTGAGGATGACATGGAGCAGGATATGGCTCCGTTTGGGTTTGTTGAGACTGGCCACGACGAAACTATGATGGACGAGTCCTATG